TGCTGGAACATTTCCATTTGTGGGTTTTGTTGTGCTGCTGCTGCAGCTTGTGCCATTGCTTGTGCTTGACCTGTAACTTGTTGTGTTGCCTGTGCTGCCATCATAGCTATTTCGTTCATCATCTCAGGCGGCATAGGTTGATCTAGTTGCGGAAGCGGTTGTCCCATTGCTTGTTCTACTTGTTGTCTATATAGCATTGCCTGATGTTCTTGTATGTTTGCACCTATTGCTTGCATAGCTACAGGATTTTGTTGCATCATAGGATTTTGCATAAAAGCACTATGTGCTTGTATATACGCTTCATGGTTTTGAAACGGATAAGCTTTTATAGGATTACCAGTCATAGCCGCTTGTTGATCACTTATTGGGTCACGAGGAGGTACTTCTTGTTCTGGTGGTAATAACGCATCAATATCTTTAATATTTAACGCTATATACATTTTTCTATAAGATTCCCTCAAATCATGTAATTGAGGTGCTGCTTGTGCCATTTGTAATTGAGTTTGAGCTAAAGTAATTCTTTGCGTCATACTAAATATATTTGGGTCACTAACAGGAATAACATCTACAGAATTATCGAAATCTTGTTTAAATACATTTTCTGAAGCACCTTGTACTTGATAAGGATATTCAGGTGGTAAAAACTCACCGAAAACTCTTTTCAATATTTTAAATTCAGTTCTTTGTGCGTAATGTAATCTTTTGTGGATTGCGGACATAACTCTTTGTCCTTTTTCCATAAGTGCTACTGTTGTTCCTACAGGGGCTTCAGAGTTACCATCACCTGTTGGGTTTTCTACTGTAGCCGCAAATCTTTTACCAGAATCAACTAAAGCTCCTAATAACGTAGTTAACGTACCGCTTGGCTCTTTATAAGGTAAAGGAAGAAAAGCATCTTGCAATCTTCCACCTGGAGCGTCAACATCACGCCATTCTCCTGGTTGTAACGGATCATCATGTTTTTGAATGTTTAATCCACGTGATTTAAAGCCTGCTGGAAGGTTAGAAAGCGTTCCTGCGTCAATTAATTGACGTAAAATCGCTGTAACCGACTTAGTTAAGCCGCCCATCATGTGAATTAACCCAAAACCATAGAAACCTAGTCCTGGAAGGAACTTATAATGCGTAAAATGTTCAATTTTCTTACGCATAGGGTCTTTTTCGTCATAATTTGGTCTAATTGCAAGAACTTTGTTGTTATCTTTGCAAATAGTTACAATATAAGGCAACGCTAAGCCTGTTTCTTCACCATTTTCGTCTTTATCTTGATATCCCTCTAAATCTAGGTCAACATGCATCTCTAAAAGCGTATATTCTTCATCACTTATCGTTCTGGTTAGTCCTTGTAGCTCATCTATCTTTTCATCAACGTCTGTTGAGTCTACTCCTGTTCCTGGAGACGCCATGTCGGTGTCTGCATAAAACCCAGATAGCTGTAATTTACGTAATTCGTTCTCATTCATGTGAATTACGTGTGTAATTCTAGGAGAAGTTAATAAATCTACCGCATAATACGGAACAACTAAATCTTCAGACTTAACAAACCTTGCTACCGCCCGTCCAACTGCAGGATCATAGTAAACTTTTTTAAACGCAGAACCAGATAACGGCAAATAAAATAAAAGCTGATCCATTTCTGGGTCATACTCTTCCATTTTATAAGTTATTTGATAATTCATGAAGTTTTTAACACGATTTGCTTTTTCCATCTTAGCATTATCGGTCATTCCTAAAACTTCTGTGTCAACAGGTCCACCTGCTGGCAACATTTCTTTGTATGCTTGTGCTTGAAATTGTGTTACGGCTTCTGCGAGTATCGGATGATGAACTCCTGAAGCACCAACAAAAGGTTGCGACCTTGAATCAGAATTTATTCCTAATAAATCTAGTCCTTCTGTATATGTTTGAAACCAATCGTTCCTAGAATCTAAATCGTCTTCGAAAGAACCAACTAATTCTGCTGCTATTGTATTTAATTCGTTGTCTTCTAAAGTTTCTGCTAAGTTTTCGCCAAATTTAGAAACAGTTTGTTCAGGCATATCACTACCCCGAACAATAGAACCATCAGGTTGTACAAAAAGTTCAGTTTCTTCTTCCGTCTCTGGCGTGATTTCAAGTTCAATCGCTTCTTGATTGTCAGGTACCGCAGAAATTGCTTGTTTTTCAATAGCCATGTTGATAAATCATAGTATGATTTTGATTAATAATAAACCCTTTCACCATCATAATACTCCTCTTCCTCAAAATAATCACTAGTTAATTGTAAAAAACCACCTTCTCTAAACCTTGCTAACGCTAATGTTGTAGCATCAACTAGGTCATCGTTTTCGCCTCCTGGAAAATCAGAAACTTCTTCCATAAGTTCTTCACCAAATCTATTATCAGGAACCCAAACGCGTCCATCTTGAAAAATAGGAGATACAGAATTCAATCTTGCAATTTTATCTTGACCTTTTCCTGGACTAAACGTGTTTACAGGAATACCTACTCTACGTAATTCTTGTACTAACGGAATACCACTAGCTTTAGCTTCAACAATTACTGTATCAGGTTCCCAATATTCGTACAAACGTAAAGCTTCTGCTTTTAATTCAGGAAAATCAAAACGTTCTTTTATACAATCTATCAAAATTAAGTGTGCTTCGTTGCCGTGATATATTTCTTCACCTACTTTACCTTCAGGGTACCAAACACCCCACGTTGTTATAGCAGTAAAGTCAGCTCTTTCTGATTTTAAAAACGCGGTATCATAACTTTGAATTATATAATCACATTTCGGTGGTGTGTTTTCTTCCCAAACCATAAACCATTCTTTAGGTATAATCGAAATACCCTCACCTGTTGGTCTTTGCATGTATTGTGCCGCCCACTTAGAAGGACTAACTGAAGCTTTTATACTTTCAAGTTCTTCTAATTTCCAAAATTCTTTCCAAAGAGGGTTGCCGCTAGGTAATATTGCAGGAAATTCTATAATTTCCCACTGGTCAGAGCCTTCGTCTTGTGCCATCTTCCTAGTTAACCTGCCTGTTAAATCTTTTTTATTCCAACGGGTCATAACTATAACGATTGCACCTCCAGGCTGTAACCTTTGTCGAGGACCTGCCATAAACCATTCATAAGCTTCATCCATCGCTTTATCAGACATAGCGTCTTGTTCAGAATGTGGGTCGTCAATAATAAACAAATCAGCACCTCTACCCGCTAACGCACCACCGATACCTGCCGCGTAGTATTCGCCGCCTTTATTTGTTAACCATTTACCCGCAGAACGACTATCTGCTTTTAATTCTGTTTCAGGAAACAGTTCTCTGTATTCTTCACCGTCAATTAAATCCCTAACTTTTCTACCAAAATTAACTGCAAGGTCAGCGGTGTGGGTTGCTTCTATAATTTTTAGTTTAGGATTTTTACCTAATAGATAAGCAGGGAATAAATGTGAAGCAAACTCAGACTTTGTATGTCTGGGCGGCATATTAATAATTAGACGTTTTAATTTACCTGTGGCTATATCATCAAAAGCTTTCGCCATTTTTACATGATGATCGCCGTTAATAAATTCTTTCCATATAGATTTTACGAATTCCATAAAAGTGCTTGTTGACTTTTCTTGAAACTCACGTTTTTCTAATTCTTCTAATAAAACTGTAAACTCTTTAGCTTCAGCTTTGTCTAAATGAGAAAGGTCTATGTTTTTTAAAGCTTTTAGCTTATCAGCATTACTAGTCATTCAAAAAAGTTCTTATAAAATCATCTAAATCTTCGTAAGGTATTTCGTTTACTATATCTAACTTGCTTGGGTCTAAGGATATTATTGTTTCTGCTTCTCCTGTCATGTTTCTCTTAGGAAAACGTAATGCATCATATCCTTCTTTAGTAAATATATCAGAGAGTTCTGTATTAATATTTGTCGGGTAATTACCCAAATACTTGTCGCCACGTAATATCGTGTTTAAATCAAAGTCTAGTTTTTCTGGGTGTAACCTACTCGGACGTCCTCGATACATTTCTAAATTTTGTAATGTGTTTAACACACTGTCAGGCATATTGTCTATATCTAATGTTTTTTCAAAGTTAGGTTGTAAAACATATCCAGAGCCTGGACCTCCTCTACTAGGTTTGCCGAAGGCATAGTGTTTAAATCGAGGGTCTGTTGGGTTTACTAAAGTATAAATACCTCCTTCAGAAGTTCCTTGACCTTTAGGAAGTTCTAATCTATCAAGTTGTCTAGTTTGGCTACCATGAAACAATAAATCTTGTCTAGGTTTTAAGTCTAATTCTCCTTGTACTACTTTAGGTGGTTCTTTAGGCGTTACTTTTGGTTCTAAATCAGGTTTAGCTTTTTCTTTAGCCAGTATCTCATCAAGTTGTCTTTGTGCGTTTTGATGTTTTTTCCTAGCTATTTCTGCAGCATCGTAAGCCGCACTCCCATCACCTGAAACCGCATTCCGCAGTTCACGTTGTTCGTCAAACTTACCTTTTTTAATTTTTTGTTGTAATTTGATTACTTTACGTGCGATAGCTGATCCAGGAATAAGAGGTAGCATACTTGCTCCCATCATTATCCCACCTGCTAGAGGATTACCTTCCTCTATCATATAATCTCCCTCACGTATGCCTTGTACGTCACCGAATCCTGGAATAAGTTCAGATAAAAAAGTTATATCTTCCGCAAACTTATTTGCGTAATAAGGGTCTTTATAAGACGAACCAAAACCTTCTTTTGGAGCGTATTTCATTATAAAACTAGCTATTCCCTGACGTTGTTTTTCTAACGGTGATGGTTCGTAAGGTTCTATTGTTCCAAGTGTTGGAGCATTAAGATAGTCCTCTAGATCGCCATCAAATATAGCAGGGGGCTCATCCAATCTAGGAAAGTTTCTAAAATCAATCTCTCCGCCACCAGCTAAGTTTTGTACTTTATTTTTAAAGTGTAAAGATTCATCTTTAGCCATAATCATGTCTGTTAATTTTTTCATTGCTGATTCTTCATCATCACCAAATTCATCTCTTAACGCAAACCCAACTTTATTATTTTTTGCATCACCTTTTTCATTTTCATATACTTCAGGTTTATTTCTGTATAAGTTAGCTTGAACATTATCTTTTAATACAAACGCTGCTCTTTGTGCTTTATTTTCTAAACGATACGAAGGCACAACATGATTAAAAATTTCTGCAACTTCAGCTTTTGTTACTGTATCGTAGTTTAATAAACCTTCATCTTCAAATTGTTTTCTATAGTTTATAGCAGCATATATTGCTGCGTCTTGTTTATCATCATCAAAACCTAATAAATCCCCACCTTTGTCATAGAGTTTATACATCTGTCTACCTAATGCATCTTGAACACTATTACCTCCATTTAAAACTGCTTTTATCGGATTCATTTATCAAGTATATGCTAAACGCTGACTATTTGAAAAGAAAAGTGATTAAATAAAAGTAAAGGAGAAAAGGTTAGGAGTGGAGTTCTTGGTTCGCGGGTGGTTTTCTTTAATTAATTTTCATCTGGTTTATTGGCTGTGGTTACTGTTCTATAGTAAACGACAACTTCTTTAAGTTCATTTATATAGCGTTTAAGTTCTTGCATATTGTAAGCCATAACTTCATAATCAGGTATCGTCATAGCAAGAAAAACTAACTCACCTTCTTGTTCTTCTATTCTAGCTAATTGTTCTTCCCAGTTATCAGGAGTAACAACAATCCACATAGGTTCACGCAAATCAATTTCACGAGGCATGATAGGTTGAACTATCGTTCTGTCTAGTGGTTTTGCAGTTACTTCTATTTGTTTAGTTGGAATTAGGCTGCAACTGCAAGCCATCATCGAGATCATCAACAACATTGCTGATTTTTTCGATGTCTTCCATGATATGTTTTGTACCATTATTTATCTTCCTTTCCATCTCTACTGGGTCTGCTAGTATTTTAGCAGATAATTCATAATCTTTTATAAACTGTGTGTATCTGTTTAGTTCTCTTTGTGCTGCTTGACTTTTAATACTAAGCTCATTTAATTGATTTGTTTGTAAAAGAAAATCGTTTTGTAAACTTTCTATAGCTTCTTCTTGTGTTGCTATAGCTCCTTCTAACTGTAGGTTGTTAGCTTTTAACGTTGCGTTTTCTTGGTAAAGCCAATAACTACCTAACCCTAAAACTAAAATTATACCTATAAGTGCTTGTTGCATTAAAGTTCCTCAATAATGTAATTAAGACCACCAGAGCTGCGATATTCTATTTCCATATTGTTTTCATCACGAAGTTTTAAATGGTTTTCTTTTTGCACAAGCAGTTTTTTAGTTATATGTACTTTATCATCTGAGTCTCCATACAACGTATTAAAAGAAACTGTTACTTTATACCGTTTTCTAAACTGGTGTATGATCCATTTAAAAATTTTCTTCAAAGTATTTTTAAAATCCATTGTAAAAGTATATTCTATAAAATTTTTTTCGCAAAATTTTTGAACTAGGGACTTATTCATAAACTACTTGCAAAAGCGGATGCAAGTCCAGGGGCGGGCGGGTGGGACCCAGCAGGCGACGGGAAGAGGGGGTATAGGGGTCGCGAATAAGCGAATAGCGGAGCAGATAGAGTAGGTGAATAAGAGAGTAAGACAGCCAAAGAAAAGCCCACCGCGATGCAGTGGGCTCGTCAGACAGTCAGCGTTATGCTACTGTGATGAAGTCAGACTTGATTAGTCTGTTCTTGTAGAACTGCCAGATTTTTGCTGGAGTCTGGACTGTGTTAAACTCAGCAACATTATCTAATGCAGAGTTAAGACCAGATGCGTCAGTTCCAATTAACTGCTCAACAGTCATGCTATTACTATCTGCATCCGCTAGTGCTTTTAAGATGCACTGTGCCTGATGTGGTAGCTTATTAGCATTAGCAACAGTATTCAAAGTGATGACTGAAGTTTTATCAAATCTTCTTCCATTACCCTGCACTTTAAATGCTTTGAAGTTATTAGTTGCTTTCTTTTCTATAGTTTTGTTTTTCATAATATTTCTCCTTTCTTGAAAAACCGCCCGACTTAATTATCGAACATAAGCATATCATACTGCTTTACTTTGCGAATGTATACCAAAGAATAAACTTATTTACTTTTATTTTTATGCACTAATAAGAGGTAAATAACAGATAACAACTGACGAAAAGACGAAGAGACGAAGAGACGAAGAGAACAGTGTATGGGTAAGGGAACGTGTTGAGTTAATGATAGAGTAGAGTAGAGTAGAGTAGAGCGATAGAGTAGAGTAGATTG